GTCAGATGACACTTGGCGAATGGACTCAAGCATTGAAGACGGACACCCGGTATGGCTATGCCAAAACAACCCAGGCCAAACAAGAAGCTCGTGCGATGGTTGCCAGCATTGGCAAAGCGTTTGGTAAGGTTCGCTGATGGCTGACGAAGACGCAATTCAAATCATTAGAAATGGTTTAACTAGGTATGGCCTTGGAGCTTTGGCCGACCAAGTTTGGCTGTTGAAAGGTCAAGGTGTCTTGTCCGACCGACCAACACCAGATGAAATTGGTGATGTTCTTAAAGATACCCCGGAATTCAAAACCCGCTTCCCGGCTAATGCTGAACGTGTAAAAAGAGGATTACCAGAATTAAACGTCACTGACTATATCGACATGGAAAGCGGATATCGAGATGTGATGGCCGGATCGGGTCTTCCTCCCGAGTTTTATGATCAGCCACAAGACTTCACTAACTTCATCTCTTTCAACACATCAGCTGCCGAAGTAAAAGATCGTGTAACTAAAGGCTTCCAATTGGTGAAGAATGCTAACCCTGAAGTGGTTCGCCAGATGAAAGAGCTTTACAATGTTGACGATGCTGGCCTTGCGGCTTATTTCCTTGACCCAACTAAAGGTGCCGACATCCTTAAGAAGCAAGCTATCTCTGCAACTGTCTCGGCTGAAGCCAAGCGACAGTCTGGTATCCAGTTGACATCTGCCGAATCAGAAGCTCTCGTTAATGAGGGTGTTGAAGCAGCTGATGCTCAAGCAGGATTCGCAAAAATTGCTAGCCAGCAAGAACTTCTCGGAACAAACCTCCAAGGCGAAACTGCAATCAGCCAGGCCGAACAAATCTCCGGGACACTCGGAACCAGCCAAGCTGCGAAGCAACGCATCGAGTCGCGCAAACGTCAACGTCAATCACAGTTCGAAGGTGGCGGTGGATTCAACGTTGCACAAACTGGTGTCATGGGACTAGGCACAGCAGGTTAGTTGCATTTGCAACAACTTCATGTATATAGTTAGTCCGATCCCGATGGGAGGAACCAACTAGTCGCCCCCCGAACTAGTTGCGTACATATGGGGAGACAAACAACTAAGCAGCCACCACAACCCTCCAGTGTGGTGTGGGCTAAAGGAGAGTACCAATATGTCCGAATTCACTGACTTCACTGATTCAGAAGAAGAGATCCAAGAAACCCGCAATCCGTTGCGGACCCGGATCAAAACTCTTGAAGAAGAAATCAAGTCTCTGCGACAGAATGCTGTCGAAGCCGAACAAGCAAAGCGTGAAATGGCCTTTATGAAAGCTGGTATTGATACCGGCGATTCAGCGGCCAAATACTTTGTTAAAGGTTACGACGGAGAACTAAGCGTTGATGCGATTAAACAAGCAGCGGTCGAGGCGCGGTTGTTGTCCCCACGTGTATCTGAAGAAAACCTATCTGAGCAGCAAGCTTGGAAAAGAACAAATCAGGTTGCCGCCGGGGCAGAGTCTGCTAGCGAGATCCCTGATCTCCAAGCTCGACTAGATGCCGCTTCTTCCGAGGCTGAAGTTTTAGCGATTTTGTCTGAGGTACAAAACTAAAACCTTCTATCTCTGAAAGAGAAAACAAATCATGGCCTATACACAGGTTTCTTCCCTATCCCTTAACCAGACAGCATTCGAGAAGTTGGCGTATTTCGCCCTTCGTCCCGAGATGTACTACGACCAGTTCGCTGAAGTCGAAGCAACAAATGCAACTAACCCAGGTGCAACCCACACGTTCACCATCTTCCAAGACCTCGCTGTAGCCGATTCGGAAATCAGCGAAGTCACCGACGTAACACCAGTTGTTTTGAGCAACAGCCAAGTGTCTGTGACAATGAAAGAATACGGAAACGCAATGGTTACGACCGCCAAGCTCCGTGCAACTTCATTCATCAACGTTGACCCAGTAGCAGCTAACGCTGTTGGTTACAACGCTGGTTTGTCAATTGACACTGTTTGCCGTTCAATCCTCCAAGCCGGAGACAACGTTGTTTACGCAACAGGCGGTGCAGTTGATCCATCTAGCCGTACGACAATCAACGAAGATGACACACTTTCTGCGAACGATGTTCGTCGAGTAGTTGCTCAACTTCGTGGAGCAAACGTACCAACCATTGGTGGTTCGTATGTTGGTTTTATCCATCCTGACGTTTCCTACGACTTCCGTAGCGCAACTGACGCAGCAGCATGGCGTACCCCTGCTAACTACGTAAATCCTGAGGGCATTTACAATGGTGAAATTGGTATGTTTGAAGGCGTTCGCTTTATGGAGTCGCCACGTGCGCCGAAGTTTGCAAACGCATCCAACAACTCTGGTTCTGCTGGAACCATTGATGCATACGGAACACTGATCATGGGCCGTCAGGCTCTTGCTAAGGCTGTTTCTAACAACGGTGAGTACGGTTCACAACCAACTATGGTTTACGGAACAGTTACTGACGTGTTGAAGCGCCACCAGCCAGTCGGTTGGAAGCATTTCGTTGGTTACGGTGTCTTCCGTCAGGAAGCACTCCGTCGTATCGAATCAGCTTCAAGCATCGGCACAAACGCCTAATTCCCGACAAGGAATACATAATGAAAGCCCCCTGCTTCGGCGGGGGGCTTTTGTTATACTCGGGACAGTCTTAACAAAGGATATTTATTATGGCCGCTAAAAAAGCAGCATCAGGGTCTTCACTAGAAGATCAAATTCGTAAAAGGTACAAATCAAAAGTTTCTGTATCTAGCCGTAGTTCTAGCGAACCCGGCAAGACCGGCCCTGTAAGTCGCAAAGAATATGTGTCTTCATTCCAGGATGTTGTTGCTGAAAGTTCTTTGGGTATGGGCAAGCGCGTAATGGCTGCTGCTGCCAAAGTTGCTACTAGTGAATGGAACAACACGTTCGGTCCTAAAAAAGCAGCAGCTAAAAAGTCTGCACCAGCGAAGGCTATGCCTGTTTCTAAAAAGAAGTAATGGCTACATTCTCTCCACCGACTGACGATTTCGTTGATTGGTCGGACTCGCAAACAACAGGAATCCTCGCTTATTTAAAACCGGGACCTCGAGGACGTAATGTTTATAAACTGGCTCCTGGTGTTTACACAGAAAATCACCCAGCCAATGTTAGTGATGTTGAGAAAACTTACCACGGTGGACACATCCACCAGTTGACATCCGCAGAAGTAGCAGATTTGACAGCTGCTGGATATGGGGCTTACATTGAAGCATAGGGAAACACATCCTGATTTGGATGTTGAGGGTTGTTTTGGTTGCAGGGTTGCGGGGGTGCAGGTGGGTTCTAACTCAACTACAACTCGTGGTTCTAAAGTTGCTGACATTAATCAACGTGAAAAGAACTGGCAGAAAGACATGCCGGCGTATAAGCGTTTGCGCGCTGATGGGTTGCAACCTAAATCTATTGATGGTTGTGCAGCGGTTGAACAGTTAGCTACTTCTAAGCACCAAATTGAAGGCACTCCAGCACCGTTGTGAACTACCAATCATGGGGCGGTTGTGATGATCCTAATTTGGGTTATGGTTCGATGCTTCAAGGCTTTCAAAGGTCTATTCCTAATTCAGTAAAGCTGGACAGGAAAGCTTCTGTTCATGTCCATATGCAAACCCCGAGCTTTATTAAAGGCTGGTTTGAGGGGCAGTATCGGGTGTTGTTTTCAATGTGGGAAACAGACACTCTCCCGACTGATTTCCGTAGATGGATTGGCCAGTATGATCAGGTCCTTGTTCCGTGTGAACATAATGTGGAATTGTTCAGCAAGTTTCACGATGATGTTTCTTATTGTCCTCTAGGTGTTGACCATAAATTTTGGAAACCGATACCAGGGGCAACGGGTGATGTGTTTCGTTTTCAGGGTGGCGGGTCGTTGTGGCATCGCAAAGGTCTGGATGTTTTGGTTAAAGCTTTTAATGCTTTGAAACTTCCTGATGCTGAACTACATATCAAAGCAGCTCCTCATGCTAAGGACACCCCGGTAAACAGGCTTGGCGACAAGGTGTTTCTTGATCGGACGTGGATGAGTCCTAATCAGCAACGTGATTGGTTTAACAAAGCTGATTGTTTTGTGGCTGTGTCTCGCGGTGAAGGTTTTGGGTTGATGCCGTTGCAGGCTATTGCTAGCGGTATCCCTACAATCCTGTCAGACAGCACAGGACAATCCCAGTTCAGTCATTTAGCTTTTGGGGTGGTTCCATGCGGTAAATCAAAAGCCCAAACGATAGGGCTGTGGGATGAACCAAACCAGAAAGTTCTTGAAGAGCTGATGATGGAGGCATACCAAAATCGTGACTCTATTAAAAAGGTGGCTCTTTCTCGTGTCCCGGAAAGTAAAGAATTTTCGTGGGGTAACGCCACAAAGAAACTGTTGAGTTTGATACCGGAAGGTTCTCTTCTGTCTGATCCTAAATGGGTTGTCCCTGATGTGGCTATGGAAATACAGGTGGTTCGTAAAGTTAATGCTTTTATTGGAGACAGGGTTTACAACCTGGAACCCGGCAAAACGTACCTTGTCCCCGAAAATGTTCATCAAGTTTTGACGGACTCCGGAGCAATCATTTAGTGCTATTATCGGGTCAGTATGGCTATCCCCGCAAAACAAGATTTAACTATTACCCGTGGCGACACGGAAACCCTTCTTGTGACCATCACTTCTGACGGTACATCTCCTATCGATATAACTGGCAGGACTTATTCTTCCCAGATGCGTACTACGCCTGATATTTCTGCTGTCAGCATCACCGGTACGTGTGCAGTTGTGGATGGGGCTGCTGGACAGTTGACAGCTACTTTTGCTGCGGCGGACACAGCTCTTCTTGATCCTGGTTATTTGTATTGGGATTTGCAGGAGAATGCTTCTGGTGTGATCACAACAATTTTGTCCGGGACTGTTTCGGTTCTTGCTGACGTGACAAGGTAGTTATGGCTACTACAGAAATTACTATTACGCGGGCAAATGAAACCATCGGGTTGATTGCTTCGGATACGTTAATTGTTGTTGGTTCTTCTTCTGCCGGCCCTCAAGGACCTACCGGAGCGACTGGTCCTCAGGGTATTCAAGGTATTCAGGGTGTTACTGGTCCGACTGGAGCTACTGGCCCTCAGGGCATTCAAGGCGTTACTGGACCTACTGGTCCAACAGGTGCGCAAGGTGTAACGGGTCCTACTGGTCCTACAGGCCCTCAGGGCATTCAAGGGGTGACCGGCCCTACAGGTCCTACAGGTGCGCAAGGTATTCAGGGTGTTACTGGACCTACAGGACCGACTGGTCCGACAGGTGCCGCTAGTACCGTTACAGGACCAACTGGTGCAACTGGTGCCGCTTCAACTGTAACTGGACCTACGGGACCTACTGGTCCTACAGGTGCGCAAGGCAACCAAGGTGATATCGGTCCAACAGGATCGCAAGGTCCTACAGGTGCGCAAG